GTAGCCCTGACCACGAAGCAGGTCTACCACTGACAACAGAAGGTAATCTGCCACTTCCCTGAAGGCAGGATCGTGCGCAAGATGGGCGGACTGAGACATCGGCCACTCGGGCTTGCGAACTTGATCCAAGTATTGGATGCATGTCGGCAGAACCTTTTCAGCCAAGTCGGGCCGCTCATCTCGATAGACGATAGCCGGGAAGTAGGCAAAGCCTTCCATTAAGCGTTTACATACGCCTCAAGAGCGGCAGCGAAAGCCGTGATGTCTGCCGCCGTCACTTCACGAGTGTCCACAGGCTTACTGCGGGCGTTCTCGATCAGGGTTTCCTTGGCAAGCCGCACGGCCTCCAGTTTTGCCTGTTTTGCTTGCGCTGCCGCTTGATTGGCATAGCGAGCGTTCTCCAGGTCCATTTGAAATTGTTGATCAGCGGTCAAAGCCATTTTTTGCTCCTATTAAGCCTTCATGTCCTTCATGGCAATATTGCCGTACCAAGTCGTGCCTCCGTTCGGGGTGAAGAAAACCCAAACATCGACGGCGTTCGCCGTGGTTGTACGAGACAGGGCAGACGCCCCGCCGGGGAAAACAAAACTACCGCCAGACCAAGCCACAGTTCTACCGGCAGTACCGTCGTTCGTCAAGATCAGCGTGAACGAAGACGAGCCCGTAGCGATGGGGTTGGACAGCGTGAATGTGCAGTTGCCTGTCAGCGTGGCGGTGAAGACATTGGCGTTTAACAGATTGATGGTCGTGGCCGTCCCGGTGTTACCCAGGGCAGATACCGTATCCGCGTAGGCCACCGGGCGGGTGAAGCCTGCGGAAGTGATCCGCATGCGTTCAGCGTAAGCGGAACCATTATTTACGGTAAAAGTAAGCGCGCCCGCTTCGTTGTTGTCAGTCGCGTTTTCTTTAATACCCGAAACTTTTGCAAAGACGGCTAGGCCATTTGCCGCGCTTTTGTATCCGCTAAACGTCAAAACGCCGCCAACACCCAACGCTACCGATGTTGTGTCAAACAAGGTGGCGTTACCGTAGTCAGCGCCGGGAGCACTGCGAACATCAAGTCGAGTGGCGGGGGATGTAGTGCCAATACCGAAGTTTCCCCCCGACGTAATCCGTGCGCGTTCGGCCAAGCTGGCCGCATCTGGTCGCGTGTAAAAAGCAAGAGAGCCAGTATTTGCTCCTGTGTCCGCTTGGATACCGTAAACAGCCGCACCAAGATCGTTGCCACCCACTGCCCCGCCAGCGGTGTTGCGTAACCTAAACCCAATACCTACAGCCTGCCCTAAAGAAGTAGTGCCGGAATTTGGCCCAACCACAATCCCGTGAAAACTTGTATTGCTGGGCGTGACCGCCGCCAAGGCCACATCCAACTTTGTTACAGGCGAACTCGTCCCAATGCCGAGGTTGCCGGAGGAGTCGAGGAACATGTAGGTTGATGCCCCGACCCCGGCAGAAAACACCCCGTTACTACCGGCACCCGCGCAACTTACAAATTTATTGGTGCCCCCGTCTGTATTCCAAAACTGACCACCAAATCCAGTGCCTCCGGCGGTTGTTCCATAAACCGCAGTGCCGCTAACTTGATTAACTTGCAACCTTCCTAGCGTAACCGAACTCGTGCCAACGCCGAGATTGCTGCCATCAAACACGAAGTTCGCGTTATCAACCAAGTTCCCGCCCGTGCCTGCGTAAGTCACCCGGCCCGAGGTCAGGGAGGAATCCGTGAAGTTGTTGGCGACCAGCGTCGTGCCGTCGAAGGTCAGGTTGGCAGACTGGGCGATGGCGCTCGTGGACGAGGCATAGACAACACCGTTTGCGGTGAAGGAGGTTAGCCCCGTGCCGCCGTTCGTGGTGGCGAGGGTTCCTGCCAGGGTGACTGCGCCGGAGGTGGCGGTTGAGGGAGTGAAGCCCGTTGTGCCTGCGCTGAAAGTCGTTACGCCGTCAGCCGTACTAGACGCCACCTTCACATAGTCGCTGCCGTTCCAAGCAACGATGGCGCTCTCGCCAGTCACCAAAGTCACGCCCGTGGTCGGGCCTGCCCCGACAATCTTCACAGACTGTGAAGTTGAGGTTGCATTGATGATCAGGTACTGACGGCTAGAGGCCGGAGCAGTGATCGTCAGCAGGCCCGCCGGGTTGCCCGTGCAGTTAATCACCGCGTACTGGGCAGAGCCAGAGGAGCCTGAGCCAACCTGCGTCAGCGTCGTGCCGTTGGTAACCGTGAGCGTCACCGCCGTCTGGGAACCGCTGATGGTCTGAGTACCGGCAACCGCCGAGTCTACATACTTGGTGATGTAGTCGTTTACCGTATCGCCCCAGGTGCCCGACAGTTCTCCGGTAACCGGGAGGGCAAAGCCCAAGAGAGAGGTGTATGAGGTGGGCATCTAATGCTCCTATTCCGTGTTTACTAAAGTCCAGTTGGCGTTCTGAGCGTCGTCAATCAGGCTCCAGTAGAACACCCCGAAGTTTCCAACATTACCCATCGCCTGACAACCGGTGACTGCCACGAGTCGCTGACCAACGGCGACGTTTCCTGCCGCCCCGGATGCAGACACACCTGAGATTGCCACGGCCTTGACCGGGACTTCATCGCCAATCAGACCTTGACCGGCGACGCCCGTGAGCGCCACGGTGCGGTTGCCCATTGAAACAGTGCCAACAGAGCCGGTGGCCTGCACGCTACCAGCCTGCCAATTAAAGACTACCGTCCCGACAGCACCGGTTGCCGCGACCCCGGTAAGGGCCACGGTTATGTTCGATCCAACAGAGCCAACTGCCCCGTTTGCTACAACGCCGTCTTCGTTTTCTGCCGTACTAGCAGTTATTGAGCCAACCGCACCAGAGGCTCCGACGCCAGACAAAGCGACCGAAGTTCCTTCAGATACTGAGCCAACAGCGCCGTTGGCAGTAATCCCGGTCAGGTTTGCGCCACGGGTGTAGACAACCGTGTCTACTTGGCCGGTAGCAGCGACTCCAGAAAGGGCGACCGTTGTTTCGGGCGCGGCTGTTCCGGTATTGCCGTAGGCAATGACGCCGTCTTCATTCTCTGCCGTATTGGCAGTGACGGAGCCAACAGCGCCCGATGCGCTGACCCCTGAGATTGCAACTTCGTAGATGACCTCTGGGATCATCGTGCCAACGTAGCCGTTGGCGTGAACTTCCTGAATCTCTGGATTGGGGAAGGGGTTTACCCCACCAACATCAGGATGGCAAAGGACGCCCGTCAGGGCAACCGTTATGGATTGCCCAGCGACAGAACCAACGGCACCAGAGGCGGCGTTGCCTGTTAGAGTTTCACCAAGTCCACCCCAAGCGCCGCTGCCCCAGGTGCCACTACCCCATGCGGTAGGCACAATCCGACTCCTTTAGAAGAGCCGGATCAGGTCGTAGCCAGACGCAGCAGACCAGTCGTGGTGGTGTTGGAAGGCATCGTCAGCGTGAACGTGCCTGCGGTCACGGTCTGTGAACCGAAGGTATGCACGCTGACAGCCTTGTCAGACTTAGACGAGTTGTAGATCAGCACCGCATCAAACGCCGTAGACAGCGTGACGTTGGTATAGGTCAGACTCGACGTGGGGGTCCAGTACGCAACACCCGCTGTGGCAGAAGCATTGGTTGACAGCGGCGAAGTGCCATTGGTCACCGTGATACCGCCCGGGGAGTAGTTTGTGCCCGTCACTTCACCCGTCGTGCTGTACGCCGTGGTGCTTGCGTTATACGTAGCAGATGCTAGGTACAGAGCGGCCTTGAAGGTGTCGCCCGTGCCGGTGGTGAAGTTGTGCGTGGCCGTCATCAGTTCTTGCATGAACGACGTGCACATTGCTTGGGTGTTTGCCATTTCAAGGCTCCTTATTCAAATGATGCCGCTACAACGCCAATAGCAGGCGTCTTTTTCAACTGAACATGCACCGACCGGTGCACAAGTTCACCTTCGTGCCAATACTCCACCCAGGTGGTGTATTCGTTGTCATTATCGACAAACCCTTCCTTCTTCTCAAGGAGAGAGTCATCCATGTCGCCTTTGGTGGTAAAGACGGTTGCCATCAAGCGATCCTTATGATTGCGTTGGTGTTGTTCGCAGCGGGAAACTGCACTTCAAAGGACGTGGTAGCGGTCTTGTCCGCACCGAAGTCCAAAATACAAACAGTTGGGTTTCCGCCACCAACCTTGTAGATGATAGCCCCACGGCACGTAAACGAGGCCGGATTCCACGTCACGTTTGAAAACGACATGTACGTCACCGTGTTGTTCGGGTCAGCGCCAGTGGTGGGCTGTACCGATACCGTCAGCACGTTTCCGCCCGCTACGTAACCTGTACCCGTGATTTCGTTCGTCGTGGTATACGCAGACGTGGTCGGCCCAATACTGGCACCGCCCGTGTAGAGCGCCATCTTGAAGGTGTCCGTAGCAAAGTTAAACGTGCCTGCGGGGAGGCCCGTCTTGAATGCGTTGGTCGCGCCTTGCTCAATGGGCATTACTTGACCCCGTTATTTTGCGGCAGCGGAGCCAGACGCGACTGGCCACTGCGGTACGCATCACTGCGCTCAAGACCGTCACCCAGGCGCTTAGCCAGTTGCAGGGCTTCCATGTACTTTTGGTTGTACAGCGCAAGCATATCCTGCTCACCCTTCATGTAGGTGTAGGCTTCAACCAGCGAGCCGTACAACAGCACGGTGTCAAAGTTGTCGCCCAGCCACGAAGTATTCGCCGTCACGATGGACTGCGGGTAGTAGTAATAGTGAAGCTCGACGTTGTAGTTGGCGTCGGGCGTGGGGCCGAGAATGAACGTCAGTTCGGTGGTGATGGCGCTGCCATTCACCGTGGGGCCGAACAGCGCGTAGTAACGCGGCACACCAGTATCTTGCGGTGTCGGGTAAGCCTGACGAATGAAGTTCACGTCCTTGTTCAGCAAGTACTCGTAGGTGCCCGTGTTCAAGTTGCCGCCCGTCACGTCCGTGATAACGGCCAGAGAGTAGACGGAGAGAAAGTCGTCGGGCGCAGACAAATACTTGTTGCCGTTCGAGACAACACCCGTCATGTTCTTGCGCAGGGACGGGAACTGAACCGTGTTGTAGATGCGCTGCTCAGCTTGTTGGACGAAAACGGGTATCTGAGCAACGAAATCGCTGCTCGGGTTTTCGGTATACGCCTGAATGGCGTTGCTGAGTTGCGTGTAGTTCACGCCATCGGTCCCCTGGCCATCGTGCCCTTGGTGGCGCAGCCAGTACCACGGATTTTAATGCCGCTGGTCTTGGTCGGCTTGTACTCGCCGCTACGCACGTTGGCCACAGACACGTTGGCCTCACGCAGATACTTCTTGTTGTCCTCTTCGCCAACAACGACGTTGGGGACAACCTTGGGAACTTTGTAGGTAGCCATGTCAGACACCTTTCTGCTTGCGGCCAGGGTTCATTTGGTTGGCCACCTTGGCCAGACCACGACCCATCTTCAGCATGTCGCTGTTGGTCTTGCCACCAGCCCGCATCTTCTTGACGTTGGCATCAGGATGCGCGCCAGCGCCCTTTGCCATGTGCTTCTTCAGCATTTCCTTGACGCTTGCCATTTCTTGCTCCTATGCCGTCACAACCGTGACTGTACCAATTTGAACCTGCAACACCAAATTATTTGGCGTCAACCCATCATCAATCCCGCTAGCTCCGCCTACCGGATTCCAGCCCCACTGGAAGTCCCGACTGCCTTCGCTCGGGTAACCCACTGCATCCTTCGTGTTCGCCGTCGTGTCCACAAGCTGCAAACCGGTGTTGCCAGACTGCACATAGCTGTTGTCTGGGCGCGGGTTGCGCAAGCCTTGCGGGTCGTCAACCGGGTACATACCCAACTGCAACTGCGGTTGGTCAGGATCCCAGCACTGAGGACAAACAAGCAAGTCGTAGTTCTTGGTCTTAATGATCTCCTTGCGGAGCACCTTGAGCTTGAACCGGAAGTTACAGCGGTCGCACTGGGCAATCGCGTACTTGCCTGACGCGAACCTATTGCCCATTACGTGCCACCACCAATGAACTGTTGACGCGGCACAAACCGCACAGCGGCCTTCTCTCGATCCTCATCAGCGGCCAGCTGCCATGCCTCGTCATACTGTTGCTTGAGCAACACTAGCCGCTCGGCTGCGCCCGGCACTTTCATCGCCAAGTAGTACGCCAGACCGGCCACAAGGCAGGGCAGGAAGCGGAACGGGATGTCCATCGTCTTCACGCCACCGCCAGCATCCTGCATCCTGCGCATACGCCAGTACACAAACTGATACGTAATGCCGGGCTGCGGAGTCGGCCAAACAGTGATGGACTGCTTCTGAGACAGATAGATCGGGGCGGTTGCGGCATGGCTGGCTGCGGTAGTCCCGTCCTGGCCACGGCAGCAATTCAGCAGGTACGCCGGGTTACCGTTCTCCGCAGCCTGATACTCGTTGTAGAAGATCAGCTCGGTACCGATACGAACGAACCCCGCATTCGGGATGCCGTTGACAGACGACACCGGGATAGATGTAGCCGTGCTGTTCACCCCAGGAGCGGCTACCGTGATACCCATCAGCGATTCTTGAGCCGTCAGACGCTGGATATACACCTGAATCGGTCGGCCTGTGACCAGCTTGTTGGGGATCGTGGCGTACGTAGAAACACTGATCCGGGTGATAGTCAGGTCGGCCTGATTGTTCGGCACGTTCGGGCTTGTGCGGATGACGTGTTCAATCAGATCAACCGTATCGTCCGGCAGCGCGTAGGTCGGCTGGCCAGGAGACAGAGTGATAACACCCTGCTCGAACGTCCACATGTTGATGCCACGGTTGGCCCAGTCAGCAAACAGCAGGTTCAGGCTACGCCGCGCCGTACGCAGGTCATAGCCAGTGCGCAGCTCACCGCCCGCACGCTCGAAGGCTTCCTCGACGATCTCGTTGAGGTCGAGGTTAAATGCTGACAAGCCAGAAGTGGTCA